TCGACACCGATAACCTGAAGGCCAAGGCGATTGAGCGATACAGCTTCGGCGTGTCGAACTTCCGCTCGGCCTGGGGTTCGTCGGGCGCGGCCTAACCCGATTGGGGGTGGCTCCGGCCACCCCCGTCTTGCCACTGGAGAATAACGATGACTCATTTCTCTGACGGCGTGCGTGTCGGGCGGAGCTTCACCCTGAATGGCTCGGCGGCCCTTGCGGGTGGCCCCACGTCTCCGATCTTCATTTACGACATCGTTCCGGCCACGCTGGACGCTGACGGTATCTCGGTGGCTCAGGCTGTTGGCGCAGCCGGGAACCTGACGATTGCGGGCGCGCTGGCTTCCGGCGGCGTCGCGACCTTCGATGTGCCTCGCGGCGTGTCGGTGACGTCCACCAACGCTGGTGACACCACTCAGGTCGCGACGGTGTACGGCACTGATGCCTATGGCCTGTCGATTCAGGAAAACATCACCTTCAACGGCAACGCCACGATCTCCGGCAAGAAGGCGTTCAAGACCGTGACTCGCGTCGCGATCTCGGCGGCTCTGGCTGGCAACGGCAGCGCGGGCACCACCGATATCCTCGGCCTTCCATATGCGGTTTCCACGCGGAACTACATGGTGACGTTCGACAACGGCGCTCAGGTCACGACCGGCACCTTCGTCGCGGCTGATGCGACTGCGGCCACGGCGACCACGGGCGACGTTCGCGGAACCTGGGACCCGGCCACCGCCTGCAACGGCACCGTCCGCTTCACGATGTGGATGTTCCTGAAGGACACCGACACTCGCGCGGGCCTCTACGGCGTCACGCAGTTCAACGGCTAACTATAGGGGCGGTCTTCGGGCCGCCCCGCCACTTCGGAGGCTGATGTGCGGTCGAAGAAGGATTTCCAGTTCAAGGCGGAGCACAAGAGCCCGTCCGGCGGACTGAACGAAAAGGGCCGCGCTGCGTATAACCGCGCGACCGGCAGCAACCTGAAACCCCCGCAGCCTGAAGGCGGATCGCGCAAGAAGAGTTTCTGCGCTCGATCAGCGGGGCAGATGAAAATGTTCCCGAAGGCTGCTAAAGACCCGAACAGCAGACTGCGGCTCGCCCGCAAGAAATGGGATTGCTGAGATGCGGTCAAAGAAGAACTGGATCGCGGGGGCGATCAGGCCGGAGAATAAAGGCGCGCTCCGTAAGGAACTCGGCGCGAAACCCGGCAAGCCCATCCCGGCTGCAAAACTTGCTGCGGCAGCGAAGAAACCCGGTAAGATCGGCCAGCGCGCTCGACTGGCGCAGACGCTGAGAGGAATGAAGTAATGCGCCCTTATCGCACCAGTCAGACAGGGGCAGGCAGCACCGCCGCGTATGTGTTCGACTACTTCGGTGATCCGACGGTCTCTATCCAGGTGACTGTCAGTGGGACCGTGACTTGGACTGTCCAGCAGACGCTGGATAACGTGAATGACACCAGCATCACGCCGACATGGTTTAGTCACCCGGATACGAACCTCGTTTCCCAGACCGGCAGCCGCCAAGGAAACTACGCCTACGTCCCTGCTGCCGTTCGTCTGAATGTCTCTGCCGGAGATGGCACAGCGACCATGACGGTGATTCAGTCGGGGGCTCCGGGCGACTGATGTCTGGTCTGAACAACGGCTCAAGCGGCCTGTTCAGTGGGGTTTCCGGGCTGGCTATTGCCACGGGGGCCGGGCTCTACAACGATTGGGCGGGTCTAAGCGGAGGTGGAAATGAACCTCCACCCGTGAACACCATTCCGCCGACGGTCGGCGGCGATCTGTACGAAGGCGGGACTGTCACGATTGTTCCCGGAACGTGGACGGACGCGGACAGCTATAGATACAGGTTGATCAAGGGCGATGCTGTCGAGCCGGACAGTCCGGTTGTGGAGTTCACGGCGTGGTCGGCGGCGACCTCCGGCACGGCGTCGGGTATCGCGGATGGCGACTATATGTGGGCGCAGGAAGAAGCGACCGGCCCCGGCGGCGTGACTATCGCGACATCTCTTGCGGGCCATGGACCGATGGAGGAATTGGTTCCGACCGACGCGTCGATCATTGGGACGGCTGGGTTGGATACGACCAGCGTCACCGCCTCAACAGTCTATTCGTTTGACATGACGATCACGGACACGCCGCGCCGCCAACTGTTCGTCGCGCTGCAACTCCAACAGGGAACAGGGACAGTCGAGACGCCCGCGTGGTCGGATGTGAAAGCCGAGGGGGTGTCGCTTACGCTGGTTGAGGCGTTCAGCCTTAGCGATGGCGCGTCTCGCCACGTCTATACTGAGATTTGGGGTCTCGCTGGGGGTACTGTGCCAGTCGGCGCGGGTGTCACCATTGAGGCGACCCGGCCCGCCACAACAACGACGATGCGAAGTCAACTTGCTGCGGTCGCGGTCGGCAACACCGGAGCCTCTTTGGCGACTGCTGCTGATACGGCGCAACAAACGACGACGACTGACGCGACAAACTACACCTGGAACGTAACCACCTCGGTCGCAAAACGCCTAGTGATCGCCTTCGTGGGCGGTGCCTATCTGAGCACACCAGCCGCAGGAACCGCCACATTCACGGACAACGGAACAAGTTGGACGACCTCGCTTAAGCCTTGGGATGATAGCTCGCCGATCACCAAGTCGGCCTCTGCGGTCGGTTGGCTAGGCGCGCTTAGCCGCGCCATCGCGACAGCCTCGACGGTTTCGGTCGGCTTCTTGCGTAGCGATACGCAGCGTTACGGCCTTGTCACCACGATCATTCTGCCGGGGGACAACTCGTGACCTTCTCGGTATCTTTTACGGTCGCACCTAGGCCAGCAGAGCCGGGCGAAATCCCGACTGCGCTGGCGACGATTTATGTGGACTTCGACGCCGGGGTGGATGGTTCCGGCACGATGCTGTCGCCCCGTAACGTCATGCCTGGGCTGTCGGCGGTGGACTCAACCGTACAGGCAGGAACCCGCATCGTCTGCAAAGGGACGTGGCGGGTTTCAGCGAGCAACTTCGGGCGATTGCAGAGAGCGGGATCATTGACTGCTCCGGTGGTCTATGTCGGCAATGACCCGTCGTGGGGGCAGGCGATTCTCGACGGATCGGTGCAACTATCTCCGGCGGCGTGCGTTAATCAGGCCGACGCCTTCGGCAATACCAATTGGGCCTCGATGCGCCGCGCGTCGATCAGCGGCCTGGGCGGAAACAATCAGCTAGACTATCTCCATTGCGCCTACGCCGGGTCGGAGCGCGCGCCGCGATACTTCTCAGGCTACCCGCAACTCTCCAACGCTGACGCCTTCGACTACACGCAGTTTGCGGAGCCGCAATCATGGGCCGATGTGATCTGGAAGCCCGGCTCTCCAGACCCCACTAGCCTGAGTGATTTTGTTTCCGGCACGTCCCGGCCCCGCATCCTACTTTCGGCGGCTAACACCGCCATGGGACTTTCCGCTGGAACGCTTGAGGCTGCTATCGACGGCGACTGCGTTCCGATCCTGCTCATGCGGATTTCGTCCAATGAGTGGTACACGGCCCTATCGCGCCGCTGCGATGCGGACGGCACGGCCAACACCAGCGGGGCTTACCTGACCCCGATCCTACCCCTGACCGGGCAGGCGGCGCTTGTGACCGGCGACGCCAACTATGCCGCCTACACCGACTACACGTACCGCATTTTCAATGTGGCAAAAGCTATCGACCGAGTCGGGCAATACGCCATGAACCCTGTCGGAGGCTGGTTACTGGATTGGCCGACTTCCAACGAGCCTCTGTACCGGGCAACAGGCTCGTCCGGCCTCCGGGTCGATGTTGAGAACACCTGGATGCACGGTTTCCAGATTTGCGGCCTGTCGCGCACTTTGACGGCGACGATGCCGACCGGAACGGATGGCTCCACGGCGCTTGAAGTCCTATCGAGCATCGACACGTCCACGGTGCGGGCGCAACGGATGCTCTATCCAGGGTTCGGGTCTATTGGCCGTCCAGCCGGTCGCCCATTCTACGACAAGTGCGGCCATGCGGCCCGCTATTACAACACATACAAGCGGTCGCTAAACGGCGGAGCCATGTCTATTGCCGACGGGTCCGACGGGCGCGTTCTATACTGCGAGATCGACGACACGGCGGGCGGGATCAGTGTCATCGGAACCCACGTCCGCGATCTCCTGATCAGCGGCAATAAGATTTCAAATATCAACGATATCCACGGCAACGGCCTCGCGCTTTATTGCAACAAATACGGCGTGACAGTGCAAGGCAACTTGTTCAAGAATGTGGACCGGCCCATCGTGTCGGAGAAAAACGCAGTAGCCTACGACAGTGCCACCTACGGTACCGTCAGCACGCTATTCAACGCCAACATCGTGCAGGCCAGTGGAACGGGCACCTCGGCGGCCTTGCGGTCTCAGGACGACAGCCCGTCGGAAGAGGGCGTGTCGCTGACGGGAAACAAACTGGACGGCGGCGCGTCCGACGTCCCTCCGTTCTCTGCGCCACCGTCCTTCAGCACCACTCTGAACGGCCCCCTCGATAACAACCTTGGCGTCGGGGCGGCGCTTTCAGCCCCAGCGTCAACGCTCTGGGACGCGGGCTCGAATACGAACTACACCCGTGCCAGCGTCGGGGGCTTGGCGCTCATCGCCGAGATCGACGCAACGACGTCGCCACCATCTGCTTACGCCCCGAACGGCGTCGGCTACACCGCCGGTGGTTGGGGCGGGTGATCTTCACGCCACACCTCCAAGGAAGTGTCAACGCCATAAAAACCTGCTAAGAACGCGACACCTAGGAAGAAAGATGGCTGATGACGTCGAGCCCCAGAGAGTACGCCTGCTATCTGGTCACTAATTTGGTGAACGGCAAAAGATACGTTGGCGTAACTGGCGTTGGTGTTCAGCGCAGATGGAACGAGCATGTCTGGAGAGCGGCCAGGAAAGAGAATTACAGTCGCATAGCGAAGGCAATCCTCAAGTACGGCAGGGACGCCTTCCGAGTTGAGACTATAGGGCGGTACGCAGAGGCCGCAGAGGCTAAGGCGGCGGAGGTCGCTTTTATATCCGAAATGAAACCAGAGTATAACGTAACCGCAGGAGGCGATGGCTCTACCGGCCATGTCGTCAGCGACGAGGTTCGGGAAAAACTTCGCGTGATACAGACTGGGAACAAGTACAATCTTGGCCGAAAGTGGACTCCTGAGCAGAGAGCCAAAATCATAGCGGCCAAAACCGGAGTCAAACTAAGACCGTCGTCGCCTGAAATTACCGCTCGCCGATCAGAGAGGATTAAGAAGGAAAACGAAAGAAAAAAGAAAAAGGTTCTTTGCTCGGATACGGGAGTTATTTACTCTAGCGTCACCGACGCCGCCGCCTCTAATGGCATGTCTATATCTGGCGTCTCTAGTCGGTGCCGCACGGGACTGAGGTCTCGCGCCGGTCTAAGGTTTGAGTTCCTGGAGGAAAGATGACGACTTCTGGAACATATTCATTCGGCACTTCCGAGCAAGTTGATATCATCACGGAGGCGTTCGAGAGGATCGGGAGGAGCCCGTCCAGCCTCTCGGCGAATGATATAGATTCCGCGAGGCGGAGCATTAACTATTTATTCTCTGAGTGGTCGAATAACGGCCCGAATCTCTGGACCGTAGACTTGGCTTCTGTCGCTCTAGTCGCTGGAGTATCCGAATACACGCTTCAGGAACGCACGGTAAACCTGCTTCAGGTCTTCGCTCGCACGACGTCGGGCGGCATCAATACCGACCTGATGCTCTCTCCGATCAGCCGGGCTGAGTACGCAGCACTTCCGAATAAAGCTCAGCAGGACGCGCGCCCGACGCAGTACTATTTCCAGCGCACGATCACTCCGTCGATCTTCGTATGGCCGGTCCCACAGGATGCGACGGTCACGCTGTATTACTACCGCATGAAAATGCAGGAAGACGCCGGGGCTTTCACTGACAGCTTGAATGCGCCGAACCGCTGGATGGAGGCTATTGCGTCGGGCCTCGCGGCGAAACTCGCTGTGAAGTTCGCGCCCGAGCGGCAGGCGACACTTCAGATGCTGGCTCAGAAGTCCTACGACATTGCCTGTGCCGAAGATCGCGAGCGTGTGCCGCTGCGTATCTCCATCGACGGGTGGCTGTCCTGATGCAGTACGGTCACGGCGCAGGCCGAAAATTCCGAGAGTGGCCGAACTTCGACGCCAAGAGCCCGCGCGCTCTGGCCATCTGTGATGGCTGCGGATTCATGGTTCAGAACGAAACTCTGCGCGAGAAGAAAGACTATCGCGGCGGATCGGTCCCTGTCGGGCTTGGGCTTTACGTGTGCGCGTCCTGTGATGACGTTCCGCAGCCGTACTACCGTCGGCAACTTCTGCGACCTGATCCCGTGCCTGTGGATAACCCGCGTCGCGATACGCAGGACACGGCAACGAACGCTCAGACGGTGGCTGCCAATCAGGAATCAATCGACCTGAATATAGAGTATGGGCTGGCATAGACCATGGCGAACGTAAAATTCACAGACCTGCCTGCCGCGACCGCTCTGGATGGCACAGAAATCACCGCCATCGTTCAGGGCGGTGTGAGCGTGCAGTCCACGACCAAGGCTGAAGGCTACGCTGGGAAGGTCTACGGATCGTTCTGCGACGTCACTGACCAGACAGGCAATACCGGCACACCGACGGCTGTGAAGTTCGGCACGAACATCATCAACTCGGCTGGTGTCACGGTTGTCACGGACGGATCGAACCTCACCAGAATCACACTGGCTGACGCCGGGACGTATATACTTTCGTATAGCCTCCAGTGCGCGAACTCCGATGCCGCCGACCAGGACGTTTCCGTCTGGCTTCGATTGAACGGCACGGACATCACCAATACTGGCCGCAAGCAAACCGTTCCGAAGACTGGCGATGGCGGGCAGCAGGTCGTGACCGCGACTTACACCGTGGTCGCCACGGCAGGGCAGTACGTTCAGGTCATGTGGCTGCCTGAGAACGTCGCTGTAACGCTTGACCATACAGCCGCCGCCGCTGGCCCTCCGGCGGTGCCAGCGATCCCTTCGTCGTATGTGGTGGTTGAGCGTGTCGCATGATCGAGGAACTGATCAGCCGCGTTTTCTTCACACGCAACGTCGCCCACTGGAATCACTGGCGAGCCACGGGCGCGGGTAGTTACGCCCGCCATCAGGCGCTCGGCGAGTTCTATGACGCGGTGATCGACTCGCTGGATACGCTGGTTGAGGCGTACCAGGGCGCATACGAATTGATCGGCGGCATCCCCGCCCCGAGCATCAAAGAGACCGACATCCTCAAGATGCTGGAGGCGGACTGCCAATGGATCGAGCAGAACCACGAGACGATCTGCAAGGGCAATCGGGCGGTCGCCAATCTCATCGACGGATTAAGCGAGGTCTACCTCTCGGCTATCTACAAGCTGAGAAACCTAAAGTGACCCAACCGACCCACGCCGAACTCAAGGACGACATCAAGAAGGTGTACGTCGAGCTTGGCGCGACGTCTCAGCAGATCGAGAACCTTGAGGTTCGCGCCAGTGGACACGACGACAGGTTGCAGGTTATTCAGGCGCAAGTCGATCACAACGCCAGGATGTCGGAGGCGGTCTTGCACGCACTGAATGAAATGCGCGAGGATATAGCCGCCATCAAGGATAAGGTTTTCGCGTGGGAGATGTTCAAGGCCCGCGTGATCTGGGTGACGTCCACCATCGCGGGGGCCTTCAGTGTCGCCGCCGCGTTCCTGTGGTGGCTGGTGGGCGACAAGGTGGCGCATTTCTTTAAGGGGGCTCCGCCGTCGCCTTAATTCGCAGTCGATAGCCGGGGGACCTTATGGCCGCACCGAAACGAAGCGACGAACAACTAAAAATCATGCGCGAACTGGTGGAAGCCAAGTTGCGCGAAGGCTTTAGGCCCATGGGGGTGACGGGCGCTGGACCCGGCGCTATCGCGGCAGCGGCGAAGGACGCCGTTGCAATTGGGCTATACGGAACACCGTCTGCCTTTATTACGGCGGTGTCGAACAACATCGAAGACGTCAACCCGGACTGGTCACTGTATCGTCCGGCGCGGTACCATCAACCAGTACCATTGGCGGTGGTCAACGCAGCCGCTGCTGCTCCGCCGATGGAGCCCTCCGGCACGCCTCGGCGCATCCTCGCAATAGGCGACCTGCACCAAGACCCGCGCCACCCCGACCGCTTGGCGGTGATGACGTGGCTGGGACGTATGGCCTCAGAGCACCGGCCCGAGCGGATCATTCAGATCGGGGATTGGTCTACGTTCGACAGTGTGAATATGCACGACGACAACGCCACCTTTGCCGCGCGCGTGAAGCCCACGATCCGGCAAGACCTAGAGAACCTGACGCAATCCCATCAAGCCTTCCGTCGCGGAATGGCGGACGATTACAAACCGAAGATGGATGTGGTTCTGGGCAACCATGAGAACCGGCTGGAGCGGTTTGAGAACATCAACCCCGAGGCTCACGGCACCTACACCCTATCGCGTGACGAGACGTTCGCGCAGTTCGGCTGGCGCACGCGACCATATGGCGAGATGATGTACGTCGAAGGTGTGGCATTTACGCACCACCCGGTGAACGGCGCAGGGCGAGCGTTCGGCGGCAAGACCGGACCCCAGCGCGCGGCGAACGAGTCAACCGTGCCTGTCGTGTCGGGCCATACGCATCGCAGGCAGGTTCACGAGAGCCCCAAGATCGGCCCTATCGACGTGATCAGTATGGTCGAGATCGGGTGCGCCTTGCCGTGGGGCGTGGTGGAAGGCTACGCAAAGCACTCGCTCACGGGCTGGTGGTGGGGCGCAGTCCTCATGACTGTCCAGGGCGGCACGATAACCGATCTGAACTTCGTCAGCATGAAGACGATCCGGGACCGCTATTCGGACGATGGCTCCGATGTTATATCTTGAGTGTGACTTTCGCCGCGCCTGTAAAGCGTGGCTTTACATATGGCGACACTCTTAAACCGCGAGGCGCGCATGAGGCCGATTCCGCCGCAGGCCGTGGCAATCATCAAAGAGTTCGAGGGCCTGAAGCTGGTCGGCTACCTCTGCCCGGCGGGGGTACCTACGGCGGGATGGGGGCACACCGGGCCTGACGTGCGCGTCAAGGTCCGCTACACCCGCGACAAAGCCGAGGCGTGGCTTCTGGCGGACATACAGCACGCGGCTAACCGCTTGGCGGGCGTGGTGAAAGCTGACGTGCTGGCAGACCTGAGCGACTGTCAGTACGCGGCGCTCCTGTCGTTCGTGTTCAACCTTGGTGCCGGGTCAAAGTGGACGATCTGGAAGCGGGTTAACGCGCGCCGCTTCGATCAGGTTCCGTCCGAACTTATGCGCTTCGTCAACGCAGGCGGAAAGCGCCTCCCCGGCCTTGTGCGCCGTCGCGGGGCCGAGGCGGCATTGTGGGAGGAGGGCGATAATGGCGAGACCGAGACGCCACCTTCGACCACCCTTCGCATGATCGGCATGACGCCCCCGACCGACGCAAACGCCAAACCGCTCACGGTATCCAAGACCATGTGGACGGGCGCGGGTGTGGCGGCGTCCGGCGTTGTGGCAGGAGCGCAACAGGTTCAGGCGCTGGTCGCTCCACAGATGGCGTACTCGGAGCATCTGCAAACGCTGGGCGCTATCGTCGCAGGCTTGATCGTCGCGGGCGGTATCGCTGTCATGGTATTCAAGTGGCTAGAGCAGCGCGACAAGAGACAGTGAATGTGGGCGCTCGCGCACGTTATCGAGGGCATCCTGATCGGTGTCACTATAGCGTGGTGGCGATGGCGTAAGTGATACATAACCTATGACCTTCTCGGAGCCCGATGATGTACGCCTCAGAATGGCTGGTCCTGATCATCGGGTTTCTGGTCGGCCTGCTGGTCGCGGTGAAGGTTGTCGCGTTCGTTCTGATCGTCGCGTATAAGGCTTTCGTGTCGAAACTGTTGGGCAGGTCGCGCTGACATGCAGGTTCCCGTGATCGCCTATGTCGCCGCCGGGTGTGTTATTGCTGGCGTTCTCGGCGGCTGGACTGTCCGTGACTGGAAAGCCGACGCGGATGCGCTTGCTGCTGTTCGCAAGACCGAGCGCATCCAGACGGAGATGCAGGCGAAGATCGACGCCAAGGCCGGAGAGTTCGAGGCGTTCCGGGCTACGATTGAGCCTGCCCGCGTCGAAAGCCGCAATACGATCAGGGAGATTTTCAGAGATGTTCCAGTCCGCGCTGATTGCGCTCCTCCTGCCGGTGCTGTCAGCCTGCTCGACGGCCTCGTTGCTCGCGCAAACTCCGCCGCTTCAGGCCAATCTGGCATCACCATGTCCGCCTCTGTCGAAGACGCCGACGCCGTTCGTTGATCCGCCGCGATCCGAATGGGAGGTTGAACTGATCATCGCTTATGCCGAGTGCGCCGCGAAACATTCGGCGACAGTGAAGGCGTGGCCTAAGTCAAGCAAATAGGATAGGGTCCCTCTATGCCTACGGCGATGACATACACGGGACTGCTTAGCGATCTCAGGAGATATCTTGAGCGCGGCAATCTGTCTGACCCTACGGTCTATGATCAACTGCCGACCCTGGTCAATCTGGCCGAGCGTCGGCTTGCGCGTGAACTGAAGATTCAGGGCACCGTGACGGTGGTCGCCTCGACGTTCGTTCAGGGCGAGCCGCGCGTCGCCAAGCCTAACCGCTGGCGTGAGACGGTATCCATGCGCGTAGGTACCGGCGCATCGAACGATACGCTGTCTGAGATTTACCCTCGCGCCTACGAGTACATCCGCATGTTCTGGCCGGACCAGACCAATGAAGATGTGCCGCGCTTCTATGCGGACTACGATTTCGATAACTGGATCGTGGCCCCGACGCCGGACGATGCCTACCCGTATGAGGTTCTGTATTACGAACTTCCGCCGCTGCTGGACGAAAACACGCAGACGAACTGGTACACCGAGAAAGCGCCCGACGCTCTGTTGTATGCATCCCTGCTGGAAGCCACGCCATTCCTGAAAGACGACGCCCGCATCAAGACGTGGGAAGGTTTCCTGAACCGCGCCATCTCGGTCCTTAACGGCGAAGACATCCGCATGATTTCCGACCGCTCCATCGTTAGGCGAGAAGACTAATGCCCGCAGCATTTACTCAGGTTTTCGGGGGCGGGACCATCTTCCCATCGCAGGCGTCCTATCGGGCGTTCGCGCTGACATCTGACTTGGCGCTGACGTGGCCGGTTGAGGTCGCGACCGACAGTAACATCGTCGCGAACATCATGGACGTCACGCCGAATCAGGCTGGCTGGGACCTGCGGATGCCGCCTGCCAATCAGGCGTCTCCGGGCGAAGCGACGCTGATCTTCAACGTCGGCTCGTTTGCCTTCACGGTCACGGACGCGGGCGGCAATACCATTGTGTCGGTTGACCCCGGCGAGGCGTGGCAGGTCTACCTCAAGACGAACGCCACCACGAACGGAACGTGGGGCTCGGTGGCTTATGGCGCGGGCACGTCGTCCGCCACGGCTGGGTCTCTGGTCGGTGCGGGCATCAAGGCCATCGGGGCGACGCTGAATCAGTCCATGGAGGTCACGACGATCTCCACGGATTACACGCCGCAGGCCCCGGATCGCGCGGCTGCGTTCCTGTGGGATAGTGGCGCTGGCACGATCAGCCTGCCGTCGGCGGCGACGCTGGGTAATGACTGGTTCTTCCACCTTCGCAATGGTGGCACTGGCGCGATCACGGTCGAGACGACGGTTGGCGGCCAAGAGATCAACGGCGCGGCGACTCTGCTGTTCAACCCCGGCGACAGCGGCATTATTGTTTGCGATGGCACGAATTTCTTCACGGTCGGATTCGGTCAGGCAGCGGAGTTCGCGTTCGATTACGTCTCCATCGACCTGACCAGTGAGACGTCGCCGTATGTCCTGTCCGGCGCGGAACTGAACCGCATCGCCTACAGCTTCGGTGGCACGCTGACCGGGAACATGGAAGTCGTGGTCCCGAATACGGTGCAGCAGTACTGGCCGGGCAACGACACCGATCTGGCCTCCGATCCGTACACGATCACGGTGAAGACATCGGCTGGCTCTGGCGTTGCTCTGTCGCGCGGCGCTCGGGCTATCGTGTACTGCGACGGCACGAACGTCATCGACGCCGACACCTCGACGATTTCGTTCCCCGTCACCATCGCTCAGGGCGGCACGGGCGCTGTCACGCCATCAGGCGCGCGCACGAACCTCGGGGCCACGTCGGTCGGCAATGCGGTGTTTACGGCGGCCAACGCTGGGGCCGGTCGCGCGGCTATCTCGGCTGCGGCGCTGGGAGCGAACAGCGACATCACGTCCCTGTCTGGCCTGACGACGCCATTGTCGGTCGCTCAGGGCGGCTCTGGTGCGGCGACGCTGACGGGCGTGCTGAAGGGCAATGGCACGGGCGCGTTCACGGCAGCTACCGCAGGCACGGATTATGCCAAGCCAGATACGGCTTCTACGTGGACGGCGAAGCAGACGCTGAGTGGCGGAGCAGCGACACTTGCCGCGAAGCTCGCGAATGCGCTGGAGGCTGTGACGATCTCCGCGACCGCAGCGACCGGCACGATCAATTACGACATCACCACGCAGAGCGTCCTGTATTACACCACGAACGCCTCTGCGAACTGGACCGTGAACCTGCGCGGCAACGGATCGAATACCCTGAACAGCCTCATGGCGACGGGTGAATCCGTCACCGTCGTCTTTATGGTGACTCAGGGCGGTACGGCTTACTACAACAGCGCCGTGCAAGTTGATGGCACAGCAGTCGG